CGAAGTAGCTCGCCATCCGCTTCGCCGTCTCGGGGCTGATGTTCGTGCCGTTCGACAGGTCTCTCGCTCGGGCAACGCCGACTGCCGTGCCGCCTCGGCCGTACTCGCCGCGCCATGCCAGCCCCTTTGCTGCCTCCTCTCGCACGCCCGCCGGGGGCGTGAAGTCGATGTGGTCATACCTAGCCATCGGTCTTCTTCCTGCGGCTCCGCTTCTTCGGCGCCGGTGCCGGTTCGTCCGTGATCGTCTGCGGGCTGTCATCGACCCACACGTCCACGTCGATGCCAGCCGCCTGGGCCGCGTCAGCCTTGAGCGTGTCGCCACCCACAAGCAACACTTGGGAGAACGCATCGGCGTACTCGCCCAGCGTGTCGGTCACGACCTGGCGGTCTTCCTCGGGGCGGCGCGAAATCATCACGACCGTGTTTCCGTCCGACGCCGACTTGCGGGCGAACTCGCCCCACAATGCCGGGTCGGCCGCGAACGTGCGGTCGAAGTCGATGCTGATGGTCAAGGCACGAGCCTCGGGCAGCGAGCGGCCCAACGGTTCCACTGGCGGGGCCGCCTCGGGCACGGCACTCGGTACCGGCGATTCAGGTACGCCCGCGAGAATGGCGTCGATCTGCTCGGGACGCATGGACGGGAAGGCTGCCGCGACCGCTGCAGCGGCACCGCTCTTAGTGAAGACGCCTGTGCTGACAGCCTGCAGGATCGCGAGCAGCCCCGTGATTTGGGCACCGTTGAGCGAGACGTCGGCCACCTGCGGCTCGGCGTCGGCAGCCGGTTCCGGCGAGGGAGCCGTGGCATCGACCACCGGCTCCTCGACCACCGCCGCCGGGATCGGCTCGGGAACCGCAGCCGCCTTGTCCAGCGTGGTCATGTTGAGTTGCACGAACCGCACGTCACCGCCATCGACGGGATTCATGTTCTCCCACGAGCGAAGCTCGTTTACGCTCACCACGCCCATATTCCAGAGCGATTGGTAGAACGACGCACGGCCAGCGGCATCAGCCCGCAGCACGCCACGCGTGTCGAACTCCGCGAAGTATTCGTCATCGCCATCGAGCAAGTCGCGAGTGACCGCAGACTCAATGCGGCGCAGCCACGGCGACAGACCATTCGTCAGGAAATCGAGCGACTGCTGTTCGATGTTTGAGAACGACGAACGCGAGAGGTCGCCCACGAGATGCGGCGGCACGCCGTAGATGCGGCAGATTTCCTCCACCTGGAATCGCCGGGCCTCAAGAAACTGCGACTCCTGGTTATTGCCGCCCAGTTCGTTGACCTTGAGCCCGCCCTGCAACACGGCGGCACGGTGCGCCCGCTGCGGCCCGCCGCCGTGGACACGCTCCCACTGGTTCCGCGTGCTTTCGGCAGCCTCAGGCGACAGCACTTGATCGGTAGTCAGGATCACGCCCGGCCGGGCACCGTTGCCAAAGAACGTCGCCCCGTGGATTTCGCACGCCCGCGCCAGCCCGATGGCGTCGCGAGACAATTCGATCATCGACATCCCGTTCACGCCGTCATCGCTCATGCCACGCACGACGAGAATCGCATCCTGGGCGTAGGTCGTCGTGCCGCCAGAATCCTCGCGGTACTTGTAGCGAAGCCGCCCGTTCTCAATCCGCTCGGGCTTCATCCGCGACGGATGCAACGGCACGAGTTCGCTGAGTTGACCGCTGGCGTAGACCTTCTCGCTATACGCTTCACTGTGCGACAGCAGGTGCAGCATGAGTTGCTCACGCCACTCAAAGCTCGTCTGCCACGAGTTCGGCTGCGAATGGAGAAGCCGATACAGCGGATGCTCGCGGGCAACCTCCTTGCCACCACCAGCCAGCCGCCGATACAGGTGCAGCGGCAGCCCGGCGACCGACGTAGACAGCACGCGGATGCACGCCAGCACCACGGTCGAACGCAACGCCGTCTCGGCGTCCACCTTCACCCCAGACGGATTGCGACCGCCGCCGCCGTAGCCGCCCGACTCGTAGTCGAAGTGCCGGGCGTCACTCTCGGGCAGCCACAGAATGCGGTTGTTTTGGGCGATCATAGGATGAGGATGGATGGTTCGATTGCCGGCCCCTTCACCTCTTGCGACGCATGAACGCCAAGAGCCATGACCAGGGCGACGATTCCGTCGATACGCTCGTTGCTCTTTGCCTTGCTCGGCTTGATGTTGCCGTTGTGGTCTTTCTGGACCGCCACGTTTCCCGCCTGCCACGCGAGCACCGGATGCCCGCCATGTAGCAGCTTTTCCGACACGCAGAGCGATTCGAGCACGAGACTCGGCCCGCTCATGGAGCTGTAGCCCTGTCCGTAGCCTAGGACATTCACGCCGTCACCTTGCAGTTGGTTCGCCAACTGCGTCGCGTTCCAGCGGTCGATGCCGACCTGCCGGATGTTGTATTTCTTCGCCAGTGCGTTGATGTCAGAACGCACTTGGTCGAAATCTGTGACGTTCCCGGGAGTCAGGTGTAAATACCCCTGACGTGCCCAAACGTCATACGGAACCTTGTCTCTCCGCACCCGCTCCCGCATGTTCTCCTCGGGAATCCAGAAGTGCGGTTCAACCCAGTACCGCCCGTCTTCCAGCGGGAACACCAGCACAAACGCCGTCGTGTCAAACGTGGTCGCCAGGTCGAGCCCGGCCCAGCACTCCCGCCCCTGGAGCGTCACCGGGCACGGCTTGCCACACCTCGCCCAAGCATCCATCCGCAGCCAGCGCGTATCCTGCTCGGTCCACTGGTTCAGATGGAGTTGCCGGAACGTGTTTTCAAAGGACGGCATTTCCACCGCCCTCGCACATTCGCTGCGGAGGTAATCCAGCTTGACGCTGACGCCGAGATTCGGGTTCGCCTTCCGCCACGTCTCCTCTGATTTCCAATCGTCATCCGGCAATGCCGAGTAGATCGCCGGCAGGAATGACTCGTCCTTGATCGCCCCGCTCGCGACAGACTCGGCGTATTTCCATATCTCCCAGCAGATGCTCTTGCGGTCATATCCCGCCGTCGTGATGTAGACCAGCATGGGCTGCCGCCTCGCCCCCATCGAGGTCTGCATCACGTCCACAAGCTCGCGATCCGGCTGGGCGTGCAACTCGTCAAAGATCACGCCGTGAGCGTTCAGCCCGTGCTTCGTGAACGCTTCAGCAGAGAGAGCCTTGTAAAACGAGTGGGTATCCTCGCGGACGATGGAATTGCGAAACACCCGCAGTTTCGTGCGGAGTTTCGGCGATTGCTCCACGCACACCTTCGCCATCTCAAACACGAGCCGGGCCTGGTCGCGGTCGGCGGCACACGAGTAGATTTCCGCCCCTGGTTCCCCGTCGAAAAGCAACTTCAACGCTATGCCAGCGCACAGCGTTGACTTTCCATTCTTTCGCGGAATCGCAAGCAAGCTCGTCCGGTACTGCCGCAGCCCGTCTTTTCGCAGCGTGCCAAAGAGCGTGCGGATGTACCGCTGCTGCCAGGGCTCGAGCACGAACGGCTTGCCGCCCAGTTCCCCCTTTGCGTGGGTCAGGTTCTCCTCAAAGAACCGGACGGCCATATCCGCCTTTTCGTTTCGCGGGCCAACGTCAGGCGAACATCTTGGCGTCGTCTTCGTCTTCCGTGGTCGCTTGCTCAACAGCCGATACCCTCGCCATCGCGGAAGCGGTCAGGCCGAACTCGGCCGCGAACTTGAGCATCTGATTCCGTGCATCTCTTTTTCGCAGCCACGCCGGGTGATTACTCACCCTACCTTTGCCGTCCACAAGTGTCGTGCCGTTCGCCTTCAATTCCGCGTCGGCCTGCACCATGTCGGCGAATGAGTCGCAGTAGCCGGCGAGGGTTTGCTGGTGACGAGGGCTCATCACCTTGGACGCCTCTAGCATCGGCACGACCCTCTCCCATTCGAAACGGGCCGTCTCGCACAGCCAGGCCGGGGCTGGCGGCACGCCTGGCGTGGCGTCGATGCCGCGAACGTGCGGACCTCGCACGCGAGAGCCGCGAAGCTGCAGGATGGCTTTCGGAGTCGGCTTGCGGCCCTTGCCCATTTTCAAAGTTCCAATTTCGGCCACGCGTCTTTACGCC